TGCCGGAGGAACAGATATTGTTCCCAGTGAGCTCGAGCAAGAATACAAGCAATGGGTTGTAGATCAAAACACAGAAACGCTGGTTCGCAAAGAACAATTTTGGCACGAAGAAATATTTAAATTACACAGCGAACTAAACGCCGCGAATATTAGACATATCTTTTTTAATTCTTTTAGCCAGTTTAAAAACTGTGAGCAAAAAGAATGGGGTGAATCTTTTATTGCGCCATACAACAGCGAATTTACTTTTACAAATTGGTTAAGGAATCACGGCTACAAAACGGTCAACAATACCAGTTATCATTTTGGGCCAGATGCCCACGCTGCCTGGGCTAATTTCCTTTTATCACGGTTGACTACGGTTGAAAACTCTACTATAATAAAGACGATTAAGACTAAAGTTAAACCCTATAAACCGAGGAAGGTATGACCACATATCTATTAGTTGATACTGCAAACACTTTCTTTAGAGCTCGCCATGTAGCACATCGTGGCATGGATACATGGACTCGGCTTGGATTTAGTATTCATGTTACCCTAAGTGCAGTAAACAAGGCCTGGCGTATCGCAGAAGCAGATCATGTAATTTTTGCCCTCGAAGGACGCAGTTGGCGTAAGGACTATTACGATGCTTATAAACGTAATAGATCCGAAGCAAGGGCTGCTCTCAGTGACACCGAGATTGAAGAAGATAAATTGTTCTGGGAAACCTATGATAATTTATGCACCTTCTTAAAAGAAAGTACCAATTGCAGCGTGGTACGCTGTGATATAGCAGAAGCCGATGATGTTATTGCAAGATGGATTGCTTTACATCCACAGGACAAACATGTTATTGTAAGCAGTGACACTGATTTTGTTCAATTGATCAGCAGCGATGTACGGCAGTATAATGGCATTCAAAATCATATGATCACTGTGGATGGCATTTTTGATGATTATGGCAAACCCGTAAAAGATAAGAAAACCGGAGAGCCAAAAGAAATACCCAACCCACAGTGGCTATTGTTTGAAAAATGCATGCGCGGAGATCCCACGGATAATGTGTTTAGCGCATACCCTGGTGTTAGAAAAAAAGGCACCAAAGATAAAGTTGGTTTAATTGAAGCATTTGAAGATCGTAATAGCAAGGGATATGCGTGGAATAATCTAATGCTACAGCGTTGGGTAGATCATAATGGCAATGAACACAGAGTGTTGGATGATTACGAGCGCAACCGTACATTGGTTGATCTAACTGCTCAACCCAATGAAATTAAAGAATACGTTGACCAGTGCATTCAATCTCAATCTGTAAAAAAGCACAGCGGTATGGTTGGAGCAAAGTTTTTAAAGTTTTGCGGCAAATATGAATTAAACCGACTAGCAGAAGATGCTGTTAAATATGCTGATTGGTTGCAGCAAGGATACTCATATGAAGTTACAAGCTAGATCAATTGTCGACGATAAGTTCTGGATCATTGAACGGAATGGAGAAAAAGTAGGAACATTACGCCACGGTAATGAATTTATTTTAACCATGGATAAAAAAAATTACAGGTATTCAAGTTTGTCAACAGTAAAAGAAAAATTAGGAATTGAATTTAATAAATCAATTGCAAAGGTAGAATCTGAATCAGAACAATTTGAAGTGCATGGTTATCCTTGCAAAAACAAACCTTATAATGATATCTATGATCTCAAGCGTAAGCTTCCTATTTACACCAAACAAGAAAAAAGCACAAGTTTCTTTTGTGCTGGCTATTATATTATCAATTTTGATCTGGGTTGGCGACCGGCGTTTTGTCCAAAACTAATTACTATTGCTAAGAACGAATACCTAGGGCCATTCAAAACCAAGTTAGAAATGAAAGAAAGACTGAGAAAAGTATCATGAAGCTACCTCATCTAGGTAATCTCGATAATTTTGTAAAAAAGGCTACCATTGGATCCACTCCTAGTATTTCAGTAAACAGATCAGATGCCCAACACATGGTCAAAGAATATCTTAATCTGGTGAACTATGTTATGAGCCTGCAAGATCGCGTTATAGAATTAGAGCGTGAACTAGCCACGCCTCAGCAAATTGAAATAGTTTCAAACAAGTTTTAAATTAATTCTTGTAGGATTCTAGAAAAGTTTTAAAATCATAGTTGTGTAAGGTTAACCAAAAATAAGTTTGTTCACTGAACAATATGATCTTTGGCCAGCGTCCTCGTATTATATAATACGGACAGTTCATAAACTTATCCAGCTCTAATAAGAATTTATATGTGATATGGTATTCCCGTAGATCAACTATATAAGTTTCAAGATCTAGGGCATTGACTAAAAAATGGTAACCATTGTCATTTAGTCTAAGACCACCATTTTCTCTGATATTCTGCCAAAAGAAACTGTAGTGTTCGTTGGTTGGTAATTGTAGATTACCATTATCAACAAACATCTCAGTGTACTGATGTTTGGTTATGGAAATATGGTTTCCCCAATGGTAAGGAATACGACACTAAAGTCAGAGCAATCAAACTTTTTATTTAATTTTTTTGCTAGATTAACAGCATGCCCTTTATTGCTAAAGCTAACCTTCTTATATTTGGGCCCAGGATAAGAGGTTAGCAAATTCTGGCTCTTAAGGTTAATTGGAAGGTTTTTATAGTAAACGCTCCAAATACCTTCGCTGCTCAAAATCTGTTCTGCCTTGTAGGTTGCTTTATCAACCTTTTCAATGAGAACAACGGGCTTTGGCCTACTCATAATATCTCCTAAATATACGTATATATTTATCAGAGATAAAATAAGTTTTTAGATCATTTTTTAGCCAATTCGTAGTAAGCCCAATTACCGAACGGTGGTTTGATAGTTTCCGGACCGTGGATGATAAACACCGTTTCACAGTAGTTTTCGTCTCCCCAACTACCACAGGGATAGCCATCTGTGAACATAACAAAGCGGTTAGGCTGTATGTCGTTTTCCTTCATGTAAGCCCAGTTGCACTCAAACATAGTGCCGCCGCCGCCGCGTGGTTCGTAGGCAAGGATGTCGTCGATGTTTGTGTTATCAAACTCGGCGTAGTTATAAACCTGCGTATCAAAGCACCAAAGCTTGATCTTGAAATCGGTGTAACTATCCATGATAGCTTTAATCTCGCTGAAGAAATCGCGAGCCTGATCATTGCTGATGCTGCCACTCATGTCCACAGCAACCGCAATATCAATTGTGTTCTCCGGAACCATGCCAGGAAGAATAACATCCATGCCCCAGCCCTTGCGGCTTGGACGCATAAAGCTATAATCACTTTTAATGGTACTTTCAATAGTCTGTGCGAGCAACTCTCGCCAGTTCATCTTGGGCTCGGTGAGGTCCTTGATAATGCGAGCAACGCCAGATGGAATGTCGCCGGCACCGCTGCCTTGCTTGGCAGCATTAATGAGGCTTTCCTTGATTTCATCGCGAATCTTCTTGCGCTCTTCTTCGCTGTATTTTGGCTTGCCTCGACTCTTAAGGTTTCCATTTTTGTCCTCTTCGGGACCATTGGAACCACTGTTGCCTTCTTGGTCATCGTCGCTTTCCAGATGCTCGTCCAGCAACATGTCTACCAAGGTTTCCAGGTCAATTTTTTCAGCATTTTCTAAGAGATGATCGTAGATCTCCTCCATGCTCATATTATGATACTTGGTATCATACAGAGCGGGTACCGTAGTAATGAGCTTGCCAATCTTCTTCTCAACGAGGTCACGATTAACAGCAAAGTCAGCCGCAACGTTGGCAATGTTATTATCATGCTTGTTCATCTTGCTACGACCAAGATGCTCGTAGACATTATGAAGAACTTCGTGCCCAAAAAGAAACTCAACTTCTTTCTTTTTAAGCATGTTGATGAATTTGCTATTGTAGTAGAAATAGCGTCCATCGGTAGCGGCGGTGGGCAACCAGTCATCCGCATTAACCAACGGTAACCTGGTGGCCATATTACCAAAAAACGGCTGCTTAATAAGCAGGGAGACTCTAGCGGTGGTTAACTTCTCGCGAGCCTCAAAATCTTCACGGGGATCTGTCTCAAAGCCCACCGGAAGAGTTACGTTCTTCTTATTCGCAGTTGTCGTGGTCATGCCTGTCTCCTATATGTATATATTAACATATAGATTGTGCCTGTCAACCGTTTTAGACGAAATCAAAACCGTATTCGGCGGTAAAGGCGTCCAGTTCAACCTGGCGGGTGACTTGAACCTGCATCTCATAACCCAGCGTCAAGAGTTTGACCTGGGCGTTGATAGCGTCGTCGGCGGTGCCAACACCAAACAACGAACCACCAGCCCAGTAGGGATCGCTCAAAATGCCTTTAACAGCAGCGAGGCATTCCTTCTCAAAGAAGCAGTTTTCGACGTAATCCATGTGTTTTCTCCTCATTTCCTACATATACATATTAGCACATAGAAGGGTTTTGTCAGCCTTTTTTGGTAAAAAAACTGGGTTAAAAAACCCTGTAAAATCAATGACTTAGCTCTAGGTTAAAAACCCCTGTAAAATCAATGACTTAGCAAGCCATAGCAAGCCAAAAAAATAGCCAAAAAAGGCTGACTTTTGGCTAAAATATGTTACTATAAATTATGTTGAGGAGCAAGGAAATGCGTAAAGTTCGTACCGCAAAGGCATTATTTGTTAAGGACAGCCCGTATAAGCCACGGACTATCCGTAACAAGAAGGCATACTGCCGTAAACTCAAGCACAAGGTGAATAATTATGCGTGAATTGATGAATGGCACTTGCCTCCTGAATGAAGCTGGTGTTGCGAAGAAAACTGGGTTTGGTTGGAAAGTCAAGTCCAGTGTTGGTAACGTTTTTACCAGCATTCGTCATGGTGCCAAGCCTGGCGAAAAGACTGACACCAAGTTTGTCGATACCAAGAAAGAAGCACGAGATATTCTTAAACTATTAGAGACAACCCACTGCAAAGGATCCTGCTAATGGTGTGTTTACCAACCCGCAGGGCACGGACGAGTTCCCCCACCTCGTTTGGGTGTCTGATAACCCTGTTAATGGCTGGCCTTACCGCTATGCTAGGGTGCTCAAGACCCGTGCCCACGTCGTTGTGGACGAGGACGAGT